ATATTATTTTTAACTGGCTCCACTTCTTTCGCTCTATTTTTTATTTCCTCTAAGTCCTTTTTGAACTCTTCGATAGTCATTTCGCTGGAACATTTATATTGTTTCATATCAAATACTTTTCCCCATAAAGAATGTAATCAGACAGTTGGTCTATTAAGTATTCTTCTGTCCATATGCCTACAGAAACAGTGCAATCAGGGAGTATACCTTTCCCTTTCGGGTATATTGGCTCAATGTTATGCTCTTTGCCAATGCGGTATAGCCCCCATCCTGCGCTTATTAAAGCAAGGTAGTAACCTTCAGCTAACTCCCTTGCCTCTAGCCGCCTCTGATTCTTTTCGGAAGCTAGAGAAACAATCATCTGGTAACAGACTGTGACATAGCACAACCCCCAGACCATTCACCACCCATCCCGTATCCGATGCAAGCATCGTCTTGTTGCAGTACACGCATTGCACAGTGTGAGCAGAACTGCCTGTTCTTGACGGTTTGGGTTGCTTCTTTCGAGCAATCATCACACAAGGTCTTTTCCATTAAGCTTAACAAGCTCCCGTCTTGGGATAAACCATGTGTTACCAACACGCTCTGCGTCTATCCTGTTGCTCTTTAACAAGCGATACATAAGATTCATCTTCGTTTTGTCATTGCTTCCGAAGATAATCAAGCAAGCCTCTTTAGCTGTATAGAGGAGCTTGTCTGAGACATCAGCCTTAGAAGGGAATATCGTCATCAGCAAGACCCTCAACATCCACTGGCCCAGCGGCAGGTTGGAACTTCTTATTGATTGCATCACCAACAGGCTTTAATCCACCTTGCGAAATGCCGTCAGCAATACTGTCTGATGATTCGTAGTCTTGCACTTCAGCAATGTTAATACCCAATGTGCCATCGTCGTTCTCATAAACTTGCACAGAGTAACTAGCTTCAGAACGAAGGTGAATGTCAGCAGGAGATCCGTCCTTCCACGGCTTCCATTTGCTGTTGCCATATTTAGACTTGGCCTGACCATCATTGTTTGGGAAACAACGGATTGTGGTTAGCTTTATAAACTTTTTCGCCATTTTATTCTCCTGCTACTTTCACTTGGTTTACCCGCAAAACAAATCTGTCACGGATCATTTTATATAATTCGGGTGCATGAAGCTCTGCGTTCTTCATATTTTCTTTAACCCAGGGATTAGCCATGTACTCTTTGACCGCAGTAAACAGCTTAAGATTAGGCAACTTTGCATTTACTTCACCCATGAACAGTTGAGCTTTTCTTACCTCTTCTGTTATTTCTTTTGGGGTTTCTTTCTTTGCAACTTCGGTAGCAGTAGGAACAGGAACAGGAGCAGGGTCTTTCTTTGCTTCCTCTTTCCTGCTGACTGCATCTATTTCATTAGCAGACGCATACTCACCGCCAGCCAGACCGATAGAGCTTAACGCTCTACCGATAGCAGATGTTTCGGCATTTTCTAATGCAGATGTTTGATTGACATGGCCTTGGCCTCTTATCTCTTCAGCCATACCAGAGCCTATCTGGATACCATCAGCATTAGTGATGATAGCCTTGATAACTACACGCTGACCATCATCAACCAAGACAGACGTATTAACGCCGCACGATATACCAAAGTGTCTGCGGAAGGCTTCCATGCGATGCACAACTTGAGTGTACATCTTGCCGCCACGCTGTTTGACACCATGAGTTTTGTTCAACTCATTGACGGCATCCATACATTTAATTAGGTCGCTCATTATTTCTCCTCTCGAAATTGTCAGCTAACAGGTTAGTAAATACTGTAAAAGCATTTTGCAAATCAGTAAGTTGTTCAGTTAATTTCTTAACTTCATCGCGGCACTCATCAATGTGTTGCCACATTTCCATTTCTTGATCAGTCATTAGCTTGCTCCCTATAAAAATCTTTATGCCACATTATTAGCTGACCTCTGCCAGACGCACCCTTTGCCTTGCGGTCATCCACAAAGATAATTCCTTTCTCTTTTAGCTGTTTGTACCTAGCCGTGACTGTGCTATAGCGGTGTTGCGGCAGGGCATCTAGGACTTGATCAGAGATACATCCTGCCGCACGAAAGCCTTTGATAGCTTCCGCAACGGTACGTTCCATCGCACTGACTTCCAGACTTTGCGCCGCCTCACGGCTAGTCTGGGGGTCAGTCTGCCGATACAGCTTATAAGCTGGTGTTTCAAATAAATCGTTCATCTGATTCTCCAAACTTTAATTACTGCTTTGCCATTTTTCATAATGGAACGGGTGATAAGCTGGTTATCTGTGTTGCGGCGATGCCAACTAAAAACCCTGCCTGATTCTCTACGGCTTGGACAAATGATGTAGTCATTTACCTGCATCCGTTTGCAAAGATTAGCAACATATTTAGGCGGGATTTTTTCTGAGTTATCATCAGGCCAATCCCAGACAATTTCCTTGCCTTCCTTTGCGCCAGTTAAATAACCCCAAATTTGCTCAAACATATTAGTCACTCCATAGTTGTCTTGCTAGTTGTGTGATTGATGGCCCATGCCTTCTGGATATTTCATTAAAGTCTGGTTGAACCAGTCCAGCAAGCGTGTTCCAGTTGCCGTATGCAGCCCTAATTAGGTTCTGTGTAGTCTTCCAAGACCTGACTGCATCATTGAAAGCCCTGTTAAGTGAATCTTCTGTGAGGGCTTCACAATTCTGTGAATTGGCTATGTGATAGCCGGAAGCTGTGACAAAAAGCAGTGAAGGCATTTGACCTGTAGCTTTCCAATAGACAGCCTGTTGCATAACCTGTTGCCATGTTGGAGTCGTGCGCGGCTTTGGTATGCGCCAACTTCTTGTGCCATCTTTTTTGGGTGGGTTGCGAAGCAGCAAGCTACACTTTAGGTCAGCTTGCATACCACCCGCACTATAATCTTGATAAAGCATTACAGGGACATCTAAGCCATCAACCTTAAGCCAACGCTGATACTCACCTTCAATTAAATTAGCTTGAGAAAAACAATCTTTTACTGAAGCGATACCAACAGCAACCATTTCTGGGATATGCTCACGAAAAGCGTCAAACTCTTCGGCATCTTTACCGCCATCCCAATCGCGCGGTTTGTATTCGTCATACTTTGACATCGCAGAGCGAACAGCTTGCGCCATGTCGGTAGGCTCTTGCTGACCAAGCATCTCATTATAGTCTGCTAATCCAAGTGCTAGGTCCACACCTTGTTGAACACAAATTCCAGCCCAAGGTCTAGCAGCCATTGGAAGGCGCATATTATTGTGGCGCACCCACAGCTTTAAAATCATCTCATCTTTAGGAGCCGTAGCCCCAGATGCGCTATCATGTGCATAACCCATTTCTTTTAATGTTGCTGGTACTTCCATGTTAATCCGTTCCTCACAGTGGTTTATAGTGGTAGAAGTAGATATGATTTGACTTTGTGTCAACAACTAATTTACAATTAACTTATGAAACTCAGACATTACATACGCCAGAACAAGCTGACCCAAACTAAATTTGCTCACAAGTGTGGACTATCTAAAGCAACTGTGTCCAGAATTATTGCGGGTGAAAGGCAACCAAGCTTGAGGGTGATGCAGATCATCTACAGAGCTACTGAAGGGAAGGTAACGCCAGATGACTTTTTTACAGACTGATTGTTTGCAATGCAGAGGAACTGGATGGATTTGGGATACTCCTGCTTTTGAAGATGATGATGTGTCTCATGAAGACTGCCCTGCTTGTGATGGCACTGGCAAAGAGATAGTTGACGATGATGAATTGTTGGAGATTATAGAAAATGCAGGAGCTATCAAATGAAGAGACGTTTCCTCTTATCTGTCGTTACGCGCATAAAGATGAGCCTGTTCCTGCTGGGTCTAGGTTTACTCTATGCCGTGGCTATCACGGCCTTAATGGATACGGTATTTTGACCCGTCAGAAAGATGACTTCTATCCAACGCCAAGGGAAGCTACAGAAGCCCTGATGAACGTGGAGAAACTACCTTATGACATATGGGAGCCAGCCTGTGGTAATGGTGCAATCAGTAAGCCTTTAATAGAAGCTGGGCATGAAGTTATATCTACAGACTTAAATGATTATGGATATGGCGAAGCTAATATAGATTTTATGATGGAACATAAAGCTCTTGCCCCTGCTATAATTACAAACCCGCCGTACAAGTTTGCAAATCAATTTGTTGTTAAGTGTTTAGACTTAGAAGTTCCTTACTTTGCCATGTTGTTGCGCCTCGCTTTCCTTGAGGGCAAACAGCGAAGGGAGACTATATACAACAGACAAGCACCAGCTAGGGTTCATGCTTTCTCTGAACGTCTGACGATGTGGCGCGGTGATGAAGAGCAACCAGAAGGTTCGTCTGGTTTCATTGCTTTCGCTTGGTTTGTCTGGGAAAAGGGCAACACTGACACAGTATTGGATTGGATATGAAAGTTATTAAAATACAAGCAGAACAAACGCACGATTGGTTATTAAGAAAACATTACGCTAAAAGAATACCTCAAATCACAGATGCCTTTGGTTTATATGATGGTAAAGTTTTGATAGGTGTCGTGACTTATGGGAAGCCAGCCACACCTATGCTTTGTAAGGGTGTGTGCGGTGAGGAATACTTTAATATAGTTTATGAATTGAACAGGGTGTGTTTAACTGACAACAAACGCAATCAAGCATCTTTTCTTGTTGGTCAAAGTTTAAGGCAACTTGCTAAACCTAAAATCATAGTATCTTATGCTGACACTGGTATGGGCCACACTGGTTTTATATATCAGGCTTGTAACTTTCTTTATACTGGTTTGACTGTAGCCAGAACAGACGTAGACACTAATGGAAAACACGCAAGGCATGGTCAAAAGTTTGATGCAACTAAGCGTGTACAAAGGCCACAAAAGCATCGTTATGTTTATTTTGTTGGCAGTAAAGGGCAGAAAAAAAAGTTGCTGTCTAGCTTGCGTTACGAGCAACACCCATACCCTAAAGGAAATATTAAACATTATGATTCTTCCGCACAAATAAGCACACAAATGATTATGTTTTGAGGTGATAAAATGGGTAAGAAAAGCAGAGACAAAGGAGCTACGTTTGAAAGATGGCTCGTTAATGAGATGAAAGACAATCTTGGCGAAAACTTGCTAGAGCAACCGTCGCGCAATCTCTCTCAATACCAACAAAAAGGGCAGTCAGACATTATAATCCCTGGGTTTGCGTTCGAGGCAAAGGCATACGCAAAAGGCTACACCCACAAAAAAGACTGGTGGGTACAAGCTTGTGAACAAGCTGGGGATCTTGAGCCTGTACTTGTGTATAAGTATGACTATCAAGAGCCAAGAGCAGTTATTTCTCTCTCTCTTGTAAGCTCAGAATATCAAGGGACTGGAATGACTTGCGCCATTTCTCTGCCGACTCTTTGGTATATCGTGCGAGAAAAACTTGCAGAGATGGGCTAGGCAAAGATAAAAATTCATGATATTAAAAATTCTCTTTAGCATTGCCGCACAGCATCATTGCGTAACTGCGATAAAATGTTTCTTTATTATATATAAAAAAAACACTGCTCTGCATCTCTGCAAAGCAGTGCTTCATTGCCCTGCGGCATTGCTTAGCCTTTCTCTGCAAGCAAGCGCAGTAGCTTTTCAACAGTCAAAGGCACCTTTCTCTGCCCATCTTCATAATAAAAGATTGCTCTTGTTGATACGCCAAGCATCTTGCCCATCTTTTCAGCAGTAAGGCCAAGCCTTTTTCTTTCTGCTTTTATTTCTTCGCTCGTCATGTTATTCCTTTCCCATAGGTCTTGATCCGCCTATGCACATGTTGTTAGTCGTTTGGGCGGTTATCGCACTTTTCTCCATCAGTGTTGTAACCGCCCTTTCTCTTTATCTATACGAATGATCAAGATTAAAGTTGTTGCATAGCTTGTGATAACCATCATCAAGTTTTTGAATGTCAGAAAGATACAGATCGTTAGTCTCTGCCAACATGGACAAGGCTGAACCTAGATCTTCCTTGAGCTTCTTAATGACCTCAAGTTGCTCAGTTGTTAGAGATGCCATCGCTTTCTTATTGATGGCTGTTTTCTTTTCTCTTTCGATTTGATACTCTGATTTATTAGACATAATTTTGACCCTCTCTCTGTTAATTTGTGATGTTAGTTATTGTTGCAAGCATCTCTCTCTTGCCTGATTCGTCATGTGTAACTTCTGACAATGTAACTTTTATTTCATCACCAGAATTTGCATGCTTGCGAAGTTGTGAAATGCTAACTCTCTTATCGCCTCTTGTATTTGCACGATAAAAAGTAAGAGAAGCTGCAGAACCATCTGCCCACATTGCAGGTATTTTGAATTTTTGCCCTTTCTCTGCTAGTTGGTAATCGAATCCAGACGCAAGAGCGAGCTTTTGCATGTCCTGCCTTGCATCCATGATATATTTATTGACCATCGTATCAGTCAGCTGGATGGTTGCTGATACATTTAAAATAATCTCATTAGTCATCGTCTGATCCTCACTCTGAAAAATGTTCTTGGTAAAGCTTAATAAACAAGAGCCTACCTTGTCCGTCACGCATGCCGTTAAGCTCATGATCGATATAGCCGTTATCTTTCAGCTCTTGATCTAAATCATTCTGATCAATCTCAGACGCAATACCATTTGCCCACAAATTAAAAACTTCATGATTCTTGTCTGAGTTATTATCGATCCAGTCTTGAATCGCATAAATGCCGTTTTTATTTACATGCATAGTCTTGATCCTTTTGTTGTTGTGCCGTTATTGGCGTTTTGAGCCTGTTCTAAGGTTCAACCTTGCCCTGCCTAGTAGTTACCCACCAGACAAGGCAGTGTAGAAGCTTAAAAGATGATTAAAGACACCCACAAGCAAGCGATCATCGTTGCTATGAATAGAAAGCCGATCACAAATTCTGCGATTGATTCTGTTGTTGTCATAGCGTCACCTCACTAGCTAGTTTTGGGCTGATATGCTTTGATCTCTCTAACATATCTATGAATTCTACAAATTCAGTCCTGATCGTTGCGGCATAATCATTCTGCGTTTTGCTTTTAATGTAATGTTTTAAATGTTCATTACCTTGCCAAAATGCGGATCTAATTTGCGCTTGTGTTGTGAAGTCATATTTCATGATGCTGTCCTTCCTGTGCCCTTGCAAGTTTGGCATTTATAAGGGCCTAAGCTTTTTCCATTGGAAATTTTTATTTGATACTCACCCTTTCCCATGCAAGAAAAACATCTTTTCTTTTTGGGGTTAGGTTTATGTGTGTGAACTGGTGCGCCGATCATGATGCTGTCCTTTCGTCTTTAAACCCATAAATGATATTAGCCATAAAGCGGAAATATCCGTCTACAACACGATCACATAATTGATCAGATGGGTTTTCGTCTATGCTTCCCATCTCAATAGCAAGGTCTATGATCTCGCTGTTGTAACAAGCAAAAGGAATAGCTAGACCAGCAAGCCATTCTTCAAGTGCTTTGAAATAGCCAACCCGATCAATGCTCCAGCCGTATTCTGACTCAAACCGATCAAAAAGATAATCGATCCTTTCTTGTTCTGTTTTGAATGGGTTATCGTCCTCATCAGTAATGTGATCCAGAATATAGGCGCGATAGTTCTTTTTGTATTTTGAATGGTGTAGTTTCATAGTGTTGATCCTTTTGTTGTTGTTCTGATGATTGGCCTCATCAGTGCTGTAATGAACAGCAGACGAGCAAGGCAAGCCTTGCCCGTTTCGGCCTGTTACAGTGTCCAGTATCCATAAACGCATCTAGTTCCGTTTCTGCTTGGATCGTAAGTGTCGTGAATTACACCATCGATCATAGCTGTGACATGCTTAGAGCAACTAACAACTATTTTTCCAGAGGGTAGCTCGCTAGCTTTTAAATGAACTTGGCAACCTGATCCAATAGACATTGTAGGAACCCATTTTAATTCTAGCATTTCTGCAAGCTTTCTCGTTGTGGTTTTATACACGCCTGATCTAGCAGATGATTTGCCGCTTCTCTTCTTGGATTTTCTTTCTTGATTGCCAAGCTCATTTATAATCTGAGCTATCTCAGAATATGGCTTGCCTGTTACAATCGCAAAAGATCTACAGACACAGTCACCAGCAGAAACTTTATAACCTGCATTTTTTGCCCCACCATCATCAAAAGTAAATGTTTCTGTGATTGAATTAGGAATGCCAGATTTAAAAAGCCCTGCAGGATTTAGATCAACAATATTTTCTTTAGATACTTGGCTTTGTTTTTGCCAAGCTCCAACTGTGATCTGCATTAGCTCACTAGATAGGCATCTGTCTATTGCTTGCTCGAGCTGGTATTCTGATTGGTAGTCGTCATAGGCAAATAACCTGTGATCGGAACTTGTCGTGCTGAAAACATAGCCTTCTTTTAACCAGATCAAGAAGGCATCGCTGTCAAAGCCTAGTTCTATTTCATCAATGAACGGGTGAAAGACTGGTGTGATATTTTCTATTGTGATTCTCATTGTGTTGATCCTTTTGTTGTTGCTGATTAGTAAGTGAAGCCGACAAAGACTGTCTTGCTTGATTTGACAAAGATCTCTTTGTTCATGTCTTCACAGTCAGAACATGAATAAGATTTACTGGCCTTGTCATAATGATTGACAGAATAAACAGCCTTGGCGTCTGGTGTGCGCTTGATGAATGTTTCACCTGCCTTTTTAACGTCTGCCATCTTAATCGAATACATAGCGTCACCGGTGGTGCTGATGATTGTTTCAATCGAATACTTCATAATGTGATCCTTTATTCATGTTGTTGATAAGCTATCAATAATGCACTCTGTTCATATTGTCAATAGCCTTTATCCATGATATTTATTACAGATTGCTTTGCACAGCAGAACATTGCGGCAATGCACTGCTTCACATACATAGAATGAATGGCACAAACACAGCATCGTTTGCTTGATTGATTGCATTGTTTGAGTGTCTCAGCACACACACAACAGACACAGCTTTGCGCGGCACTGCTTGCACAGATTGCAGAACGTGCGAGCATGTATGGGGGGATGCTGTGATTGGCGGTATGCCTCACATGCGGGGCCGTCGTTTATGTGTGTTAATTACTACATTGCAACACACAGTCTAAGTTACTATGCTAGGGCAGAGAGGGTGCTATGGCAAAACTTACACAGACACGCATTGATGCATTGACTGACATGATTATGGATGGTCATAGCTTGGCTACGGCTTGCACTGAGTTAAGTATTAGCAGGGCTAATGTTTACACTCGCATGAGCAAGGATGCTGAGATAGAGCGTCAGATACGCACAGCGCAACAACAGAGTGCGGAAAAGGCTGTAGAGGAGCTAGATGCCTTATACAGCGATGCGCTTCACAAGCGAAAAGATTATGATCCGAATGTATTGAGGGACTATGCCACGCATGTTCGCTGGAAGGTTGGTAAGTTAATGCCTGATCGTTTTGGTGACCAGAAGAACAGGGCTGGTGTAGAGATAGGGGATGGTACTGTTCGTATTGTCTGGGAGACGGGGAG